TTGATGTCAAAGAACATGTTGACGCTTTGGTCGCTGGAGAGAACGACTTGTCAGAAGAGTTTAAACAAAAAGCTTCTACTATATTTGAAGCAGCTATTCGTGCTGAATGTACTGAAATTGCTGAGTCAATGGAAGCTGATTATCAAAATAAATTAGAGCAAGAAAGTGCAAAAGCAAAGTCAGAGTTAACTGAAAAAGTTGACAGCTACTTATCTTATGTTGTTGAAGAGTGGATGAAAGAAAACGAAATCGCTCTTGAAAGAGGCATTAAAGGTGAGATTGCTGAAGATTTTATCAGCGGACTTAAAAAACTATTTGCTGAGCATTACATTGATGTTCCTGATGAAAAGTACAATGTACTTGAAGACCAAGCTTCTAAGATAGAAGATTTGGAAAAGAAACTCAATGAGCAGATTGAAAAAAATGTTGAATTAAACAAGGACAATAACGACAAAACTCGTACGGAAATTATGGGTGAAGTTGCAAGTGACCTTGCTGATACAGCAAAAGAAAAATTTGCTAAACTTGCTGAAGAAATTGAATGGTCTGACGCAGAAGGCTTTAAGAAAAAATGTGAAACTATTAAAGAATCATATTTTGGAAATAAAGGCGAAGTTAAAGACAAATTAGATGATGTGGCGGCTGGAGATATGACTTCTCACGAAGACCTATCTAAAGCTATGGCTGCTTACACTGCCGCTATAAGCAAAACTAAAGATATGAAAATATCATAGTTTAAATACGGAAAAAGGGAGAAAATAAAAATGTACTTATCCGAAACACACGAAAAAAAATGGCAGCCTGTGTTAGAGCACCCTGATTTACCAGAAATCAAGGACTCATACAGACGAGCCGTTACATCAGTAATCTTGGAAAACCAAGAAAGAGCTTCAAAGGAAGACCAAGCGTTTTTATCTGAAGCTGCTCCGACTAACGCAACAGGTTCAAGTGTTGCAAATTGGGATCCAATCCTAATTTCTTTGGTTAGACGAGCTATGCCGAATTTAATCGCATACGATATTGCTGGCGTACAACCAATGACTGGTCCGACAGGACTGATTTTTGCTATGAGAAGTAGATACACTTCACAAACTGGCGGAGAAGCTATGTTTGACGAAGCTGATACAGACTTTTCAGGTAGAAATGCTGCTGGAAGTGCTGTAGATGGTTATTCATCTACTGAACACGATGGCACTAACCCAGGAGCATTAAACGACTCACCTGCTGGTACTTTCACAAAAGGTACAGCAATGACTACAGCTGCGGCTGAAGCATTAGGTGACGCTAGTGGAAATGCATTTGCTGAAATGGCATTCTCAATTGAGAAATCAACTGTTACTGCTAAATCAAGAGCTCTTAAAGCTGAATATACAATGGAACTTGCTCAAGACTTAAAAGCAATCCATGGTTTAGACGCTGAAACTGAGCTTGCAAACATTCTTTCTGCTGAAATTTTAGCAGAGATTAACAGAGAAGTTGTTAGAACAATTTATATTAACGCTGAAAAAGGTGCTGCTACGAATACAACTACAGCAGGTATCTTTGATTTAGACACAGACTCTAATGGTAGATGGTCAGTTGAGAGATTCAAAGGACTTATGTTCCAATTAGAGCGTGACGCAAATAGAATAGCACAAAGAACTCGTAGAGGAAAAGGTAACTTAATCGTTTGCTCTGCTGATGTAGCTTCTGCTCTTCAAATGGCGGGTGTCCTAGATTACACACCAGCATTAAACAATAATTTGAGTGTTGATGACACAGGCAATACATTTGCAGGTGTTCTTAACGGCAGATTTAAAGTTTATATTGACCCATACTCAGCTAATAGCTCAGCAACACAATACTATGTTGTTGGTTATAAAGGTACTTCACCTTATGACGCAGGTATGTTCTACTGTCCTTATGTACCATTACAAATGGTTAGAGCAGTTGGTCAAGATACTTTCCAACCAAAAATCGGTTTCAAGACTAGATATGGCTTAGTTGCTAATCCATTCGCTGAAACTGGTGCTCTGTCAGGTGCTGCTACGGCAGTAAATGACGCTGGTTCTGCTAATTCAAACAGATATTACCAAAGAGTTAAAGTAAGTAACTTGATGTAATACTTGTTGAGTTTTCAACGATACTAAAAAGGCGGTCTTTATGGCCGCCTTTTTTTTGGCCTCCTTCCAGGATGGATAAATATAAGTATGACAACAACAAGCGCAATACAAAGACAACCGACTAAGTTTGATTACGCCTCTCCAACGCAGTTTAAGTTTTCTATTCTCAAATTGCCTAAGGTGGAATATTTCTGTACAGCAGTTAATATTCCTGGTGTTGAATTAGGTACGGCTGAACAAACAACTTCATTAAAGGTTATACCTACACCTGGTACCGTATTAACATATGGTGACCTAGAGATGTCTTTTTTGGTAGATGAAAATTTAGAAAACTATAGAGAAATACATGGTTGGTTGACAGGATTAGGATTTCCTAGAGACCATTCAGAACATAAAACTCTTGTGGACGCCGCTAAGGACAGATTTCCAATACAGGGGAGTGGTAGTGATAAGACAGACGCTGGTAAGGTTAAGTATGGACCAACTCCATTAGGACCTGTATATTCAGACGCAACTCTTAATGTATTAACTAGTAAAAACAATAGTAATATTGAAGTAAGGTTTTCTGATATGTTTCCTGTGTCATTGTCAGGTTTGAGTTTTGACCAACAAGCTGCTGATATTGATTATTTGTCAGCAAGTGTTATAATGAAATATAAAATATATGAATTTGCTACAAAAGGTGGAAGCAGAACAACTGTTACTACCTCTTAAAAGCTTTACAATTTGATTAAATTATGTTAGGATACCCTTATTATGGATTTAGAAAAACTACAAGAATTAGCTGATTCGGATTTGAAAATTAATGATACTGAACTAGATTTAGAATCTTTAAAAACTCCACAGTTACACAACAAATATTTAAAACACTTATCAAAGTTTAAGTTAATGTTAAGCCGGGCAGAAACGGACTTATACAAAACTAAAAAGTCTTTATGGGAATATTATACCGGTAAGGCAGACCCCGAGGTGTATAAACAAAAACCTTTTCAATTTAAATTATTAAGACAAGATGTTGACCAATATATTCAAGCAGATGATGAGTATATTAAGGCAAAACAAAAAGTAGATTACTTGCAAGCTACTGTAGATTTTTTAGATAGAACAATTAGACAAATCACTAATAGAACTTTCACAATAAAAAATGCTATAGATTGGCGTAAGTTTACCTCCGGCGCAGTTTAATGCCTATTAGCAGATATATTATAATAGACAAGAAAGATGATGTCTATTTAAAAATTGAAGCAGACGAAGATATAAGAAGAGAGTTAGGTCAATTCTTTACCTTTGAAGTACCTGGTTTCAAGTTTATGCCACAATACAGAAACCGAGTGTGGGATGGAAAGATTAGATTATTTTCATACCAAACTGGCCAAATTTATGTCGGATTATATCCATATATATTAAAGTGGTGTGAAGATAATGATGTTGAGGTTGTGGATGGGTCTAAAATACAAGATACTAAAGTTGATGATAAAAAGGTAGACCAATTTATTGAAGCATTAAACATACCATTAAAAGTTAGAGATTATCAAAAGGAGGCTTTCATACATGCTGTTAGAAAAAATAGGTGTTTATTACTATCACCTACCGCTAGTGGAAAATCTCTTGTTTCTTATCTTCTTGTTAGGTTTAACATTTTACGGTTAAAAGAAACAAAGAAAAAAATATTAATTATTGTTCCGACCACTTCTTTGGTGGAACAACTGTTTAAAGACTTCAAAGATTATGGTTGGTCGCCTGAAAGAAATGTACATAGAATATATCAAGGTCACGATAAAGAAACTAATAAACCTGTTGTTATATCTACTTGGCAATCAATTTATAATATGCCTAAAAAATATTTTAAAGATATAGGCATGATATTAGGTGATGAAGCGCACTTATTTAAAGCTGTTTCATTAACAAAGATATTGACAAAGTTGGAAAGGTGCCCATATAAGATAGGTCTAACTGGTACTTTAGATGGTACCAAAACACATAAACTTGTTTTAGAAGGCCTGTTTGGTACGGTAAATAAGGTTGTATCTACAGTAGAACTACAAGAAAAGAAACAACTTGCTGACTTAAAAATATTTTGTTTAATTTTAAAACACGGAGCCATTGAGTGTAAACATGCCTATGGTATGACTTACCAAGAGGAAATGGATTATATTGTTCAGTCTGATAAGAGGAATAAATATATCCGTAATCTGGCCTCCGGTTTACAAGGCAATACACTATGTTTGTTTCAATATGTAGAAAAACATGGAAAGGAATTATATGAATCAATTAAAACAAAGGCTGTTGACAAACAAGTATTTTATGTTCACGGCGGAGTTGATACAGACCAAAGAGAAAAGATTAGAGAAATTACGGAATCTTCTGACGGAGCTATTATCGTTGCAAGTTATGGGACTTTCTCTACAGGCATTAATATTCGGAACTTGCATAACATTATCTTTGCTAGCCCTAGCAAGTCACGGATAAGAAACTTACAAAGTATAGGTAGAGGATTAAGATTAAAGGATAATAATTCTCATGCAACTTTATATGATATAGCAGATGATTTAACATATAACCAAAAAGAAAATTATACCTTATCTCACTTTAGGGAAAGAATAAATATATATGGTGAAGAAGATTTTGAATATGAAATCCATAATGTAGAGTTAAACAATGCAGAAAGAACCACAGGTTAAAATAATCAAACTAATTAATGGTGACGATATAGTTTGCGTCTTGCCAGCTGGGGAGTTACAACTTCCTGAAAACGGACCATTGATTCGTTTAGACAAGCCATTACAGATTAAATATATTCCTCAAATCACACCAATGGGGTTTAGGGATTATATTGCATTAATTCGTTGGACTAATTATACAGGTGACCAGATTGTTACCATTCCGAAAGATAAAATTATGACAATAACTAACGCCTCTTTGGAAATGACTGGTAACTATACTGCTGTATGTAAAAACTATAACAATTTGGATAAACCGAAAAGAGATAAAGGCTACCACAGGAAAGAGTTTTCCTCCGAAGAAAATAAGAAACTAAATGAGATATTTAGAGAATTTGATGATGATGGGGAAACGCCACCTACGATTCATTAAGGTGTTATCTGAAACGGCTACACCGCTTATTATACGCATAAAAAATCAAATGTCAACCGTGGAATAAAACCAAATCAGCATTGACATTTTAGGCGACATAGAGTATTATATAACCAAATTGAGGATATTATGGCACAGACAAAAAAGAAGTCAGAACATTATGTTAACAATAAGGAATTTTTGGCCGCAATGGTTGAATATAAGAAGATTGTTAACAAGGCAAAACGAAATAAACTAAAAAATCCACCAGTACCCGACTATATTGGAGAGTGTTTTCTAAAGATAGCAAACCACTTATCATATAGACCTAACTTTATTAATTATACCTATCGTGATGATATGATTAGTGATGGTATTGAAAATTGTTTGACATATTTGAATAATTTTAATCCAGAGAAATCAAACAATCCCTTTGCATATTTTACACAAATAATATACTATGCATTTGTAAGACGAATTCAAAAAGAAAAGAAACAAGTAATCATTAAACAAAGAATGATTCAAGAATCAAATTATGATGACCTGACTTTGCAACCTGGAGAAGATAGAGAGTTTAAAAATCAATTTACAGAATTTCTACGAAAGAATATACCTTTGGAAGAACCAGTTAAGAAGAAAGTAGTTAAAAAGAAAAAGAAAAAGAAAACCAACTAAAAAACGAGTAAGAATCGTGTCAATAATATGGAAATAAAATGTTGTTTATGTGGAGTTTTAATGACTCATAATACGAAAGATATTTCTAAAGGACAACCAACTTTTAATAATCCATCACCGCTTGGAAAAAATATTGGCGATGTGTGTTGTGATTCTTGTTATACAACGAAGGTAATACCAGCAAGAATAAAACAATTTGAAGGAGTTTAACG